ACCCAGAGGCAACCTTCTCCATACTGGATGAACCAATGTAGAACGGAGGCATTTTGTTGCCTTTGTAGGTTGTTAGATATGTGCAGTACTGCATTAAACAATTCCAGTTACAGCAACGATGATCGAAGACGTGTTGGCAGGAGCCACCGTCATGGTGTAGGCTACCTGCGAGCCTGTCCCGCTGAACGTATCGGTCAGAAATGCTGCTGAGATTGGGGAGTTGCCGATGTAGCTCATGCTAACTGTTCCTCGGTGGGTCGTGCATAGGTGGGGTGTTCCCACTTGGCTATGTATTCAGTTTCACCCTCTTTAAACAACGCAATGCTTCCAAACACTTGGCGAAATTCCATATCGTCAATTTGCGGATAAATTGATTTAATTTTTTCATAGAGTGTCATCATGCGACCCTTATTAAAACTGCTTGCAATAGTGCATAGATACCACTTGCTGTTCCACCAGCAATTTGAAAAGCGGCAACCGTAATGTAATCAGTTGTTCCATTCATTTGAACAATACTAGACGCTTCAACTTTTGGATAAATTGCAGAACCAGAACCAATTCCAGAATATGCATAAGATGAGTTGTTTTTAAGAATGGTTGTACTAATAACAACTGCATTTATTCCGTTGACATCCCATCCAGTCCAAGCATTAACTAAGTAGTATCCTGCTACTTGAGGTGTGAATCTGCCAGTTGTTGTGCTAAAAGCACTTGCTGTGTCAACCACACTTGCGCTATATGATGTAAATACAGTTGAAGTAGCAGTTGGAACACTTACTGCGGTTGAAGACCCAGTTATTAAAAGCGGGCCAGTACCAGCCACACCAGTAGCCAATTTTGTTTGGGACACCCCTGCTGCTTCGAGCCCCGCTGTTCCAATAGTGCTGATAGGCATTATCTACTCTCCAAAGCCAACGCCTGCTCTGCTTGACGTTCTGCGGCAGACTTAGTTGGGGCAGCGTTCACTATGTCTTCTTTGGAGCCGGAGATAGTGCCACCAATTGAAGTGATACGCTCTACCTCTGTGGCAACAATTTCCTCAATGGCAATGCGGCAGCGATTGTGAACCGCGTTGTCAATCCAGTCTTGTGCAGATATTGCAACAAATTCCAATGCTTTAAACTCGGCATCAGAAAGAGTAATGTAAATTGTGTGAGACATTATTGTTCCTTTTTAACCAACTAGATAACCTAAAAAGCACGAATAAGTACCACCATATGCTGGATTGGCCCCCATAAATACGTATACATAATCTCCAACATTTAAAGTAACCATTATTGGTTTTGTAGCCGTTTGGAAAGCAGTGCCGTTGGTATAACTTTCTACATTCGAGCCATAAATACTCGCTCCATTTTTGCTAATGGAATAAAATATGGCTGTTGAAGAATTACTTAAAATACTTGCGCTAAAAAAATAAGTTCCAGCAACGGGGGCGGTAAAACGATAAGTTGATGTATCGTAACTATTACTAACATTTATTGAGGCTTGATTAAATGCGGCAACAGAACTTGCAGCAAAAGCACCACTAGCTGCCCCACCAGTTTGTGTTGCATAAAATGCTGGCTGAAGAGGTGTTGTTACATATCCAGCAGTACTAATAATGACTCCCGTTGTCCCTGCGCTTTGTAGCGTTAGGGCTGTGGCTGTTGCGGATGTTATTGTGCTAATCGTGGGTGTTGTAATCGTTGGGCTGGTTTGGAATACCCCTGCACCTGTGCCTGTGCTTGATGCCATTGATGTGGCTGTCACCGTCCCCTGACCCGGTGCTATGACCTGAGTGATGGGGCTGGTGTAGTACACATAGATGTTGTTTGTCCCGCTCAGAGGGGCAGAGGTGAACGTGATGGTGCTGCCGCTGATCGTATATGCCGAACTGGGGTTCTGGGCTACGTTGTCAATGGTGACTTGGACTTGGGCCACAGACGCAACTGGGCGAGACAGCGTAAATGCCGTGGCAGAGCCTGTACCACTGAAGTAATCAATGGCTGGCGTGAAAGCCTGTGTGGTGTTGGTGTTGCCTATAAAAGCCATGTTATGCCGCCAATAAGACAGAAACCACTACGTCAGCCGATGTTGCCGCGCTTGATACCACCTTTAGCGCATCTGACGCAATCAGCACAATCCTGTTACCTTGAATTACCTCTAGCGAACCGCCCACGGGAACAGTAGCCGTCTTGACCAAGTAGTAGTCCACCGCAGACCGAGTGAAGTACACATCACAGGTGATAGGGGAAACGGAAGTGTTAGCCACCACCAGACTGGCTACAGCCGCCGTAGTGGAAGCAGATACCGTAACTAGGGTAGAAGCAGATGTGCCAACATTCTTGGCTACATAGGAGGTATTGGTGTAGGTTGCCATATTAGCCCATCATAAAAGAAAGAAAGTACGCTTGGTCAAGGATGTTCTGCGTAGGAGGATTATTAGTGACCGAGTATTCGGCGGGGTAAGCTACAAAAACATCTTTTGTGCCCGCGCTAAAACTAAGTGCTGATGGCTGTGTAGCGGAACTATTTGACAGAACCGTTGTACGGGCTAAGAGTGTTCCTGACGATGTGTAAGTACCAATCCCAACTTCCCACTCAGAACCCGTTTGTCCAGCAATAGTGTAATAGGTGGTGTTTGCGTCGCCAATGACCGCAAAAGACTGAAACCCAGTTGATGCGCCGAGAAGCGTCACTGTTCCCGTACCTGTCGTGGTAGTTGTTTCTTTTACACGGTCTGCTAGTACGAGAGCCATATTTGTCCTTAATCTGTCTCAACCAACGCCCAGTTGGATGTCTCTGCGGTGTTGACCAACGCCCAGCTAGAAGATTGAGAGTCGTTCACATTTTGCCAGTTTGGGGTCTGGCTGTCATCTACTAATATCCAATAAACAGCGATTACAGTTCCAACCGAGCCAGAAGCGGATACACCTGACAAAGCAACCGTTACTACAGGGCCAACCGACCCAACCAAACCAGACGCTGAATCCGTGGTTAGCGGAGCAACTTGCGCGTAATCAACAGCACTGACCGCCCCAGAAGCCGTGACACTCGTCAACGCAACTGAGATTACAGGGGCTACCGAGCCAACTTCGCCTATCGCCACATCGCCGGATGTCGCATCCGACTCGTTGTAAATTACCGTACCAACAAGACCAGACGCCTCAACCCCTAACAGGGCAACTGTGATACTAGGAACAACCGTGCCTACTGCACCGTCCGCTTGAACACCTGTTAGCGCAAATATCTTCTCTGGGGTGAGCGTACCTGTAGTACCGTTAGCGTGAACACCCGCTATTAATGGGAAATTGGTTTCGTCTACAGCACCAACGTCTGCGTTGGATAAAACACCAGTTAAAGCTACGGCTTGACTTTGCGTAACAGAGCCAACACTGCCCGTTGCGGATACGCCCGTAAGAGCGACAGTGATTTCTACTGTTACAGACCCAACAGCACCCGTTGCCTCATTGCCTGTAAGAGCAAAAGCCTTAACAGCCTCTACCGTCCCAACCGCACCAGTCGCAACTACACCCGTCAGGGCAACAACAACTGTGTTTTCCCCTAATGACGCAAACGGGGCCTGTGCATATGCGGAGATACCAAACATGGTCTACGGCTTACGCCGCCTCCGCTTAGGTTGTTGCCAGACGCAGTAACGCGGTTGATGTGGTGTTGGCTGGCATCGTTAAAGTGAACGTGCCCGCAGTAATGGTCTGACTACCAAAGGTATGAACAGAAACCGCTTTATTACTCTGCGAAGAGTTATAAATTAACACTGCATCAAACGCTGTGGCTAAAGTCACCGAGGTGTAAGTCAAGCTGGCAGAAGGAGTAAAAAACGCTACGCCCGCAGTAGTAGATGCGTTGGTCGCTGTAGGAGGAGTTGCAGCCGTGACCGCTATACCTCCTGCGGTGTACCCAGCACCAGAGACTTCTCCAGTTGCCGAATATGCCGTAGTAGATGCGTCGTAAGTAGCAGATGCCAAATACAAAGCCGCTTTAAAAGTGTCGGCTGCGGATGTGCCACGGGTCGGCGCAGTGCCAAAGTTATGTGTTGCTGTAAGCAGCTCGCCCATAAACGAGGTTGTCATTGATTGAGTATTTGCCATGATGTTTCCTTTATCCGATTGATTCTGTTTCGCCACCAATGAATGCAGGCGACTTCTTTAAAGTTACATGGGCAGAACGGTGAACAAGCTCACCCTCTAACCAGTACTCAACCCATGTTGTGAGTTCATTGTCATTATCCACTGTGCCGTTCCGCTTTTCAAGCAGAGAATCGTCCATGTCGCCTTTTGTTGTGGTTACAAGCATATTGATCCTTATGAAATTCGCACAATTGCGCCGGAAGCGTCTGCGGCTGGGAAAGTGATTAAAAACGTAGCATTGGTTGTAGTCTTATCTGCGCCAAAGTCCAACACCGCCACGGACTTGTTACCCTGTGTACTGTTGTAGATCAGAGCGCCGCGAGCCGTAATAGTTGAACTTGCCCAAGATGTATTGGAGAAACCGATGAACGCAGTGGGAATGTTTGCGTTGTTGTTACCCGAGGTGGGGCTGGTCGAAATAACCAGTGTATTGCCGCCAGCCGTGTAGCCCGTCCCAACCACTTCGTTGGTCGCGGTATATGCAGTCGTAGCGGGGCCAATATCTGCTGCCGCTGTGTACAAGGCAACCTTAAAAGTGTCTGGCGTTGTTGGGCCAAAGTTGTGAACCGCCTGAAGCAGTTCTACCTTAAAGCTGGTTGTGGATGTCTGAGCTATGGTCATGTGATTGCAATCCTAACCTGCCCAGTTCTATAACTGTCAGTTCTTTCCATGCCGTCTCCAAGACGTTTAGCAAGGGCAAGTGCCTCATTGTACTTAGTGTTGTACAAAGTAACCAAGTCAGCCTCGCTCTTCATGTACGTCATAGCCTCAACCAGCGCACCGTAGAGAAGTACTGTATCGAAGTTGTCGCCCAGCCATGTCTGTCCAGAGGCAACGGTTGTAATCGACTCGGGATAGTAGTAATAGTGCAATTCAACGTAGTACGCTGCATCAGGCGTTGGGCCGAGAATAATTGATAGCTCGTTTGTAATTGCTGAACTGACGATTGTTGGGCCAAACAAAGCGTAGTATTTTGGCTCGCCCGTAGAATTTGGAGTTGGGTACGCCTGACGGATAAAGTTTGCGTCCTTGTTGAGTAAATACTCAAACGTGCCAGTATCTAAATTTCCGCCAGTAACACCTGTTACCAAAGCCAACGAGTAAACAGCCAAGAAGTCGTCTGGTAGAGACACGTACTTGTTGTTGGCCGTTATCAATGAGTACTGATTCTTTCGGATCGACGGGAACTGCACCGAGTTGTAAATGCGCTGCTCGGCCTGCTCAATCAGAGTGTTAATCTGAGTTGTGCTGGACACGGTAGTGTTGTCCGCCAGATATGTAGCTGGGAACTGATTCTCCGTGTACGACTGAATAGCCGCTACAAGCTCGGTGTACGTCATGTTTTACGCCATTGGGCCACGAGCCATCAAGCCCTTGGTAGCTGCGCCTGTACCACGGATTTTGATGCCCGAGGTTTTGATTGGCTGCTCACCGGCAGACTTGCTAATAGCACCAATGCTCACGTTGTAGGTGTCCAATTTGCTATGGTTTGGCATCCTGCCCGGGGCAGCTTCCACAACGACGGATTTACCGGTCATGGTGTGTGGCTCAGCATAGACGCTGGCATCACCAACTTCTTTGCCGCCGAT